TGATACCACGCCAGGTTCAACCGAACCAGCTTCAACCGAACCAGTATCAGAAGAATCTGTAGAAGAATCAGATGAAATTGATTTGGATGAACTTCTGTCTGAAATCGAAACTGAAGGAAAGAAGGAGGAGAAGGAAGAGAAGGAAGAAGAGAAGGAAGAAGAGATTGATTTAAATGAACTTTTGGCCTCTCTTGAAGAAGAATCTGTTGAAGATGAATCTGTTGAAGAAGTTAAATCTCAATTGAGTGAAGCTATGAAAACCGTCGAGTTTTTGAAGACTCAATTGAATGAAGTGAATTTGTTAAATGCGAAATTGCTTTATACTAATAAATTATTTAAAGCACATGCATTGGACAACAACCAAAAAATGAAGATTATTGAAGCGTTTGATTTAACCAAGTCCGTCCGTGAAGTTAAATTAACCTACAATAATTTGTCTGAAGCATTTAATCTTAGCAAAGTGAAGACTGCTCCTAAAAAGTCCACGATTGCTGAAGGCTTCGCCTCAAATACAACTGGAACAACCAAACCCGTGCAAACAGAGAAATCTGTGATTGCGGAATCGGTTAACGGACAGGTTTCGAGATTCCAAAAACTCGCTGGAATTAAGAAGTAAAATATTTGCGTAAAAAATAGATAAAATAGAAAAAAATATGAATGATATTAAAGAATTGTTAACTAACAATACGAATCCTATGAGTCGTCTCTTAGAGGAAACTCGTGGATTGCAAGGCAAGTGGGAAAAAACCGGCTTGCTTGAAGGTTTGGCTGGTGTCGAAAAAGCTCAAATGTCAGTTTTGCTTGAAAACCAAGCACAACAGTTGATCAAAGAAGCCACCTCAACCGGAACAAGCGCAAACAGCGAACAATGGGCAGGCGTAGCTCTCCCACTCGTTCGTCGTGTGTTCGCTGAAATTGCTGCGAAGGAATTCGTCAGCGTTCAACCAATGAATCTTCCAAGTGGACTCATTTTCTTCTTGGATTTCAAATATGGAAACACCAAGCCTGGATTTACAAGCGGAGACAGCTTGTTCGGCGGAACTTTGAAGAAACTCGGTTCCACTGATAGCGCCGTCAACGGTTTGTATGGTGCTGGTCGTTTTGGATATACTGTTAACGCAGTATCCGCTACCGCAACCTTGGCCACCGGTTCAACCAGTGGATTAACCGTGTGGGAAGCTTGTAACTTTGATGCCGATTACAGCGCTAGCGCTGCTGCCGGAACTTATCAAAAGTTTACAATCAATTTAGGTTCAAATTCAGACAATCTTGACTTGAATGCAGTTAGAAGTTTCAACTTCTACTCCGCTTCTGCGGATTGTGGAGTTTTGGATCAGTTCACAAAGGTATACAACACCGGTTCAGCCGCAACTCCATATTACGTAATCAGTGGTGTGGGCTTGGCTTCTGTTGTTGATCATGCTTCTGGAACGTATACCATAACCATTTCTGGAAGTAAACAACCAACCGATTCTACTCGTGGTGACTTTGAAGATAAAAACAGCACCGGAGACTCAACCTCCGCTGTTGGAATTCCTGAAGTTAATCTCGAACTCAAGAGCGAACCAATCGTCGCTAAAACCCGTAAGTTGAAAGCTGTCTGGACGCCAGAACTTGCTCAAGACTTGAATGCTTACCACAGCATTGATGCTGAGGCTGAGCTTACGGCTCTTTTGAGTGAGTATGTTTCAATGGAAATCGATCTCGAAATCCTCGACATGCTGTTGGTTTCTGCTCCTGGCACCACTACCGAAGCGTGGAGTGCTAAGATCGGAACTGAGTTTACCAAAACTCTCGACAGCAATGGTAACGCTTCGTTCACTTATGTCGAAGATAGTTCTCCAAACAGAACGGCCTATGTCAAGAGCACTTGGTTCCAAACCCTCGGAAACAAGATTCAACGTGTTTCTAACAAGATTCATCAGTTGACTCTCCGTGGTGGAGCTAACTTCTTGGTTTGCTCACCAGATGTCGCAACCGTCCTCGAATCAATTCCTGGATTCGTTGCTTCAACTGATGGAGATAGCGCCAAGTTCGCAATGGGTGTAAGTAAAGTTGGTAGCTTCGCAAGTCGCTTCCAAGTTTATAAGAACCCATACATGGTTGAAAATCAAATCTTGGTTGGATTCCGTGGTTCGAACTTCCTCGAAACTGGTGCAGTTTACTCACCATATATTCCTCTCGTTCAGACACCTCTCGTGTATGATCCAGTCAACTTCACGCCACGCCGTGGGGTAATGACAAGATACGCGAAGAAAGTCGTTCGTCCTGAATTCTATGGTCGCATTCAGATTGCTGACTTGAACTACGTCTAATCTTTAGGGATTAGTTAAGAAAACCCC